GCGAGCTCGTCGGTCGACTAGGATCTCTTCGGGGGGCACCGCCTCGACTTTGATTTTGCCAATCTTTTTACGCTGCGTGACGCGCACCTTATGCTGCGGCTGCGGCTGGTCTTCGCTGACCATCGACATCAGCATGTCTATCTCGATCTCAGGGTCGCTGTTGAGCGCGGCCAAGGCCTGGTCGTCTAGGTTTTCAAGCTCATACGTTTGGATAGACTCACTCTCGTCGTAGTAGTACTTGAGAAACCCTGAGCCCTTCACTAATGCGTCCTTCATGCACGCATAAATGATTTGAATGTAACTTTGGTCTTGGTCGTTTTGCAGCACATAGTTGACGTAATCAGTCGCCTGGGACGCATTCTCGACGTCCTCAGGGCCGTATGGGGCGTATTCGACCACATGATCAGACCCGCAAAAAATGCGCATCAACGACGGCAGCATGGCCTGCACTGTGTCGCGCACATCCATGGTTTGCGCCGTGCTGCGCCCGTCTTGCTCGTCGCCTAGCGGCTCGCCGTTGTAGTACTCGGCCGCTTGGGCTCGCGCCGGGCTGATGGTGTTGTCAATGTAGTCGACGGCATCCTCGACCGCGATACGCACCGCGGCCTGCACATCTTCTTCAGACATGCCAAGGTCGTCTTCTTCGATGAATTCTTCGTTGTCTATAAGTTCGGCCATTAAAAAATATCCAATAAGGACTCACCGACTAACCTGGCGCGCTGCGGTAACTGGCGGGCCATATCGGCAATGGGTTCTAGGGGTTCTAGCAAGCTGCCAGCTGCAGACATGGGCGCCGCCAAAGCGCCGCTTACAGCGCGCTGCGCGCTCTCACTGGCTTGCCGGCCAATTTCGGTGCGAGGTTGATAGTCGAAAGCAGATCGAGCCTGCTGCTGCGTTTGCAGCAGCTGCGGCGTGGAGACGGGCGTTACTGCTTGCTGCAGCACGAGGCTAGAAGTTAGTAGCGGCTCAACAACTCCGCTAGCTGCATTGGCAAGGAAATCGACGCCACCAAGAAGGCCTTGTTGGAAAAGCTCAGCTGATGATGGTTCAGAGAATTCTGGAAATGGGCCTAGCGCATTTGCATTAACGCCAGTGCCTAAAAGACCGCCGGCGGTTAGTCCTTTTGCTGCTCTTTCAGTTCCTGCAGAGCTCGCTCGCAGTCCCTGATAATACGGTCGAGTCTCCCCACTAAACTCCCGGAAGCGGGTGGTAGCAGGCTTGAACCCGTAGAACTCTTGATGGAGCACGTCAGGGTCTCTTTTTGCACCCTGCAGTTGTGCAACATAGTCTTTAGTTTGTGCTCTCGACTTGACGTTAACGTCGAAGAACGAAGGCTGCGCCGATTGTATTTGTGGGTACTTAGATTTGAGACTTCTGCCAACAGCATCAAACTTTCCTAACTTTTGAGTGACATAGTTGCGGTACTCGTTAGGTAGCATATTAGCGAATTTTTCCGCGTCCTCAAACTGTGGGACGTCTAGGAATCGAAGCCCTACAACGCGAGTTGCATCGCGCGGATCAACAATCATTGTGTAAGCAGGCACGCCCTGCGCGTTTAGATCTTTTTGTATGTTAGAAATAAGCGGATCGTTCTCGGCGATACCATCTTTGAAATACACCTCACTGCCGGCGTTGAACATTTCGGGCGAGTTCAAACCAACTTGGTCGTCAATCCGTCGAGCAACAAACCACGAATCTTGCTTGTCCTGTACCGCTTGCTTGGCCGCAGCATCAAGTATGTTGGTAGGCAATGTGTCTTGCGTCGTTACGACATCAATATCCATTGCTGTTTCTGGACTATCCATGTACGCGCCCAACGTCGGAGCGCCTTTTACGGCACGCACATCGGGGTCTTGCTTTCCGTAAGAGACAATTTGCTGAGCTGTAGCCTTCGATTGAGCGGGCGTTGGAACGAAGTCGTTGCCTTGAAATTGTTTGTTTTGCTCGCGACTAATACCTAAAAACATCGACTCGACGGGGTCAGCATCGAGCATTGTTTCAAACGAACCGCCTTCGCCAGTAGTGCTCGTCCAACCTTTTCGCGTCCAGAAGTCTTTCTCAGCAAACCATTGTAATGCCTGCAAGTCGCGCGGCTCTAATGACATGCCAAGCTCGTTATTTAAGCGCACCGTTGCATCTGCCAAAACGTCTTGGCCAAAGCCAAACTCTAAGCTGTTACGAAAGTTTTCAGCGTCAACAACATTGCCAGTCACAGTTCCTTCGGCAGAGCTCGGCACTGGTTTGCGACCAGAATGGCGGCGCAAGTTTCGCGCAGCCCAAACATCGATAGTTGCTTGCTGGCTTCGGCCGGTGAGGTTGCCCGAAAAGTTTTTTGCCTTTGGTGCCCCGCCTTCTCGTAAAACGCGCCATCGGTCAGCTAGGGCAATCATGGAGTTATAGCTGTTGATGCCGTAGTTTTTAAGCTCGCCTGTTTTTTGATCTCTAACCGTCTGCTTTATCGTGTTTTCGTTCGCCTGCAAGTTGCGCGATATTGCTTTGGCTTCCTCTTCCATACGAACGTATTTCGGATCTAACTTGGCAGCCTTCATTGTGCGACCAGCTTTTTTCTGTGCCTGCAAGTATGCAGCGGCCTGGTCTTGCAATGCGTAACGACGATCAAGTTGATCAGCAAAGCCGTCCATCAGCTCATCAAAATCACCGCGAGTAGCACGCTGCAATATGTCCTGACTAAATTTGAAGTTGGTGCCAACAGGCGTGTTGGGGCTCGTCGCTCCCAGGATATCGCCCATCATTTGCGAGAATGTGCCGTACTCAGTTCGCAATCGGCGCTCGACATTTTGATACCACCCAGCGTTGTCCATAACGCGCTGAGCAGCCAAATCACCGGCCTGTGCTCGCCTGGCGATATCACTTATTTCGCCAACAACATTATCCACAATGCGGTTGTATTGCGCTGAACCGCGCGCTACTGGCTTGCCTGTCTTCGGGTCTTTGTTATAGGCATAAGGCTGCGCTTGAAACTTTAATTTCAACTCGCCTTTGTCACCTACATCCATGCCAGTGATTTTTGGCACAGACCAATCTGATGCGGGATGGCGCTTTTTCCATTCTCGGGCAACGCTAAAGGCTTGCTGATCGGTTACGTTTTTGCCTTTTATGGATGCTCTGATAGCGTCTTTCTCTGCAACACTTAACGTGACGCGCGCTGCCATTTTCCTCTCGCCGCGATTACCGCCACGCTCTTGCGACATATCGCGCGTCGTAATATCTGCAGATCGGCGAACGATGCTCGCTCCAGTATTGTATAAACCCGCCTCCGCATCTTCGGGCGCAGCGAGCAATCCAGCGCCAACAGCTGCTGGTATTGCAGACCGGCCTACGTTAAGCAGCCCACCTACTGCCAATTACTTAGCCTTCTTTTTTTTCTTCTTGCCCATCATCTTGGCGATGTCGCCAGCAGCTTCTTTGTAGCCGCCTGACCCGCGTCGGTAGGAGTGCGATTCTGTTTTCGCCATAGAGAGCCCCACATATAGGATTTGTGGAGGCTAATTTTACCAGCTAGGTAATCGACAGCCCTCGCCGCAGGGGCGTGTGCCAGCTGTTTTGCGCGCCGTAGGCGCCGCCAATCACCATCGCGTCACTGGCGAACGTCAGACAAAGCGCGTCTGCCAAGTCGGGTGATCTGAGCCCGCGCTTGCGCATCTGGTCTTTGCTTTCTAGCTGCATTTTGCCGGAGCTTGTGAATTTGTACTTGGCGCTCACAAGCTCTGCGAGCAGGTCGTCGTCTGCTGGAATCGAACAGTCGCGGGCCTCTAGCCAGGCTTTCACCTTAAACCAGAGCTCAGCGCGTAGATTGATGTATGTCTGCTTGCTGCTTGGGCTCTCGCTGGTATTGATGCCCACGGCGGGCAAACCAAGCTCGCGCAGGCGATCACACACGCCGCCGCCCATACCAATCGAGTCGACGTTGATCTGTACCGGCTGATTGCGCGGTAACAGCGACTCAAATTCTGCCACAACGGCGCCCGTCAGCTGCATCAGATCAAGGCCCTGCCACGTCTGTATGCCCATGAGCTCGCGCCCCCGGCGCTTCGCCAGGGCGCTGCGGTCGCTACCGAATCGGCTTACATCAAGGCCCCACACCACCGGCTCATCGTCGGTCACGACCACATCGCGGCGCTGAGCACTCTCCACAATCTCTAGCGGGATGGCCGTGTCGTCGTCGCGCAGCGGAAACTCACCCAGCACGCGCACCCGGTAGGCGTTGGATTCTTCACCAAACCGCATGGCCATCTCTTTGACGTAGTCGTCAGAGACTCTGGGCGAATCAACGCAGCTGACGCGGCGCGTCCACCACTGGTCGGCCATGGAATGGTGCGTGTCAAAAAAGAATCCGCTGCCCCTGGTGGGGTTGCCCAGCAGGATGGTGCTTGCGTTCGCACCCGACATAGAGCCCGCAGCGGCCTCAAAAACCTGTTCTGGGATGCCTGACGCCTCGTCGCATATCAGCAGCACATTATCAGCATGCACGCCCTGCAGGGCCTCTGGCGTCTCTGCACGGCTTGTTCTGCAGCTGATAAACGCCTCGCTGGGCGCAGCCTTGAGACTCACGCGGTCGCTTTTGACTTCTAAGAGCTCTTTGATGGCGACTGGCGATTCATTGATCCAGCGTTTTACTTCCGCAAACAGCGCATCGAACAGCTGAGCGCTGGTCGGCGCCGTGACCACCACCTTGACCGGGTAGCGCGTCAGCAAATAGTGCAGCATGCACCAGCTGGCGGCCGTGGATTTCCCGGTGCCATGGCCAGAACGCACGCTGCAGCGCCGTTCGCCGGCGGCAACAGCCTCTAAAAATTCAGCCTGCCAGGGGTCTGGCGATTGCTTGAAAACGCCGCGCACAAACCCGACCGGGTCGTTGCGGTAGCGCTTAATGAACTCTACATATGGGTTTTCAGCCATGCCGTATTTTATCGTTTTTGTCTGCGGGAAAACCCCCCTTGAGGTTTTACCGCATGGTCCGAGCAGAAATGAGCAGAAATGAGCAAAGGTCCGAGCAGGTTAGGGACAGGTCAGGGACTGATTAGGGACAGGTCAGGGATAGGTCAGGGATTTTGTAGACGCTGCGCATTCAGTGGCGAGGGTTCAGTTTGTTGCCTGGGTTATGGAACGGGT